CGTAAAATAGTGTACAAGTTTAAGATAGTCTTGTTTGGGTAAACTATCATACGTTATAATATTATATTTTAATAATTCAGCTTTAAACAATGTTTGAGCTTCTGATTCAATCTGATTGAAATCAGCTAGATAAAGATTGTATTTGAGTTCTTTGAGCTGCATTATTAGTTATTGTACTGTTTTTACTCTCTAATGCAAGCTTTTTTAACAAAGCGTCTGGAGCTCTTCCAATGCGACAGTTTATAATGCCGTTGTAATAACCTTCTTTAAGCAATACATCGTGATCAAACTGTATTTTAGCTTCATAATATGCCAGTTCAAACTTACTATCGCAAAACTTTAATATTTCAAACGCAAACTTATCTTTACCGAGCGTTTCAATATCTTTGTTGACATCATTAGAAGATGACGTGTATGTCTTCCAATCTGTTTCTATGTCGAAATGTCTTTTGTTTTTTCTTCCTTTGAGAGGTTTAAGCTTTTTAACGCTTTTAATCTGCTTTTTACCGAAATAGACCTTACCACTGACCATGTTTGTAATACGATAAATAAAACCGTAAGGCAAAATATTGTTGTTGAAAGCTTCATTTGTTGTCCAGTGACCTAAGTCCATGCACCCTACTTACATCCCTTTTGGAAATGTTCTACGTTGTAACGGAAGCAACGGCTGAGCCTCGCCATTCATCTTTTTCTTTTTATTTTTCTTAGGTTTCTTACTGTTAGCACTACCCCATATGTTTCTTGCATCTCCTGGGGCGTAAAAATCGCTTGATTGTCCAGTTACAGGGGCATGAGCTTGACCTGCACCAAAAGTGCTACCAGTTGTCATGTCTTCTAAAAGCTTAGTATACAAAATATTAAAGTTTTTCACGTAGATTTATTAAATTTATACTATATACTTAGTAAGACTTATGGACTTACTAGATGTAGATAAAATTATTAGTAACTTTCAGGCTGAACTTGTTAGTGATATTAAAATGGATGAACTCACTATCAAGGAAAAAGCCATGCTTGCACCTACCACTAAACATAAATGGGTTGCAAGAACCACTCAATACAAAAGTACGCTTTTAAAGCTAGAACATACTAAGAAACAAAAGATAAAAGCAAAGATAGTCAACTCTCCTGTTGCTCTATCTAAAGTAGCTAAGGACGAAATTGTATACAACGACGATGAAGTCACATCAATTAATGCTTGTATTGATCAAGTAAAAGTAATCTTAGAGTATCTTGAAAAAATAGAAAAACTAACCGGTTCGTTAACGTACGACTACAAAAACGTAATAGACCTACAAAAACTTGAAACAACATAATGGTAGTTGAGTTCCAATATGACCCGAAGCGTAAGGAAGTAAGAATCGTTTCAGATTACCTTCCTAATATTAAAGAGCACTTTAGTGTTAAGAGTCCAGCTGCTCGTTTTAATCGCTTTCAACGGTTCATGCCTCAACGCATTTATGCTATTACCCCAGCCGGGTACTGTGGGGTCGGGTTAGTACCAGGTATTATAGAGTTTTTAAACAATCAGAATATACCTTTTGAAATTAAGGTTAATCAGGAGTATAAAGACATTGTACAAAAGACTCATATACTGGATCCTGATAGATTTAAAACTTTAAATAGTGAATTTAAGCTTAGAGATTATCAAGAAACAGCAGTTAGTAAAGCGTTAGACAATGGTTACGGGGTAGTGGAACTAGCGACCGGTGGTGGTAAGACAATAATTATAGCTAATTTAGTATATGCTGCATTACATCAAATTGAACCTACTGAAAAGATACTAATAGTTGTTCCAGATTTAGGGTTAGTGTCACAAACTCATAAAGACTTTACTTCTTACAATTTTCCTATGGAAATAGTGAGTAAATGGACAGGTAATACCGAGCTAGACCCTAATGCACGGGTTATTATTGCTAATATGGGTATATTACAGAGTAAAAACTCAGATATTAGCTGGTTTAGTAAAGTAGGCTTACTAGTTGTAGATGAGTGCCATAAACTACGTAGAGGTAATAAGGTTTGTAAACTACTTGACAAGGTACCGACATTAAGACGTATCGGTTTTACAGGTACGTTACCAGAAAACAACATTGATACATGGAATATTAACAACTTTATTGGTCCGGTTATATTTAAAAAAACAACTACCGAGTTAAGAGAAGCAGCTGGTGGAGAGTATATTGCTAATGCACAATGCTTAGCTATTAAAATCGATTATGATTTTAAACCAGACTATACCGCGGTTGCTTCAGCTCAGAGGTATTTGTTAGAACTAGATTACATACACAATAGCAAGTTTAGAAACAAAGTAATCAGACAACTAGCTCATAATTTTAAAAATAATTGTCTTATTCTTATTGATCATATAGCTCACGGAGATAATCTTTATAGAGAACTATCCACATTAACGGATAAGCAAGTATATTTCATACAGGGTAGTGTAGAGGTGGAAGAACGCCGCAGAGTACAGGAAATTATGGAACAACATAATAATGTTGTATGTATTGCCATTAGTAAGATCTTTTCTACTGGCATTTCTATAAAAAACATACATTATATAGTGTTTGCTGCAGGCGGTAAATCAAAAATTAAAACTCTACAGTCTATTGGTCGTGGATTACGCGTTCACGAAAACAAAGACATATTGACATTAGTCGATATTGTCGATGATTTAATTTATGGTATTAAGCACTACGACAAACGAAAAGAATTTTATGACCTTGAAAAAATCAAAATTACCGAAAAAACAATTACAGAAACCGCCTGAAGTACCGTCAACTGTAAAAATTACTAAAATAGCTAAAGCAGATAAACCTAAAAAACCTTTAAGTGAATCTGCCAAAGCTAAAAAGATTTACTATGTAAGTCCGGCCGAGTTTACTGCTGAACTTAGAAAGTATTATGAAACTAATGTAATGAGTGATAATCTCGCCATTATGATACGCAATATTGCTTATGGGTTAGCACATGCATCTAACTTTATTAACTATACATTTAAAGAAGAAGCTATCGGAGACTCTCTTATTAATATGTTTAATGCATTAAAAGATAAGAAGTATAACTTTGACAAAGGTTTTAACCCGTTTTCATATTTTAATTCTATAGCTTTTAACTGCTGGCGTTCTCGTATTAAGAAAGAAAAACGTATGAGAGATACATTAGCAGCTTATCAAGAAGAAGTATATAGTGTCATTGGACCTAATGTAGGTGTTGATGATCCAGTTAATCCATTAAACAAACATGCAGATTAAAGGAACAGAAGTCGGTATATTTTCAGATCCACATTACGGGGTACATCGCAATAGTGCTACATGGCACAAAATTGCCTTAGACCATGCAAAGTGGGCTGCTGAACAGTTCAAAAAGAACGGTATACAAGACATCATAATTCCTGGAGACATATTTCATGATCGTAATGACATTGCTGTTAATACTCTTCACGTGGTTACTGACATTTTTGATGTATTGCGTGATTTTAATATCATTATTACCGTGGGTAATCACGATGCTTACTACCGGGATAATTCTTCTGTTAATTCCGTATCCATTCTTCGTGGCTGGAGTAATATTACTGTTGTTGATACTCTTACTGTCGAGACGCTCCAAGGAAAGAAAATAGCTTTTTGCCCCTGGGGTCAAGATATTAATGAAGTACCTAAATGTGATTTAATTGTAGGTCATTTTGAGATTAATAGCTTTAAAATGAACTCATTTAAAGTATGTACTAACGGTTTAAAGTCATCAGATTTAACTGATAGAGCACCTTTAATTATTACCGGGCATTTTCATCATAGAGAAGAACGCAAATATAAAGACGGTACTATTCTTTATGTAGGTTCACCGTATCAAGAGGATTGGGGTGATTTCGGTACCACTAAAGGTTTATACATATTAGATCTTGCAGATTTAAGCTATAAATTTATAGAAAACAATATTTCTCCTCAATACAGACGTTTACGTTACACAGAATTGTCTAGCAGTGTTTATACACCAGAAACACTTAAAGCTGCTATTGAAGGTAATATAGTTAAATTTATTGTAGACAAAGTAGTAGATCCTATTACTCTAGAAACTATAGTACGTAAGTTAGTAGCTATAAAACCAGTAGAATTTACCATGGAACATGACGTTACCGAACAAAGTAAGGTCAATATAGAAGAGGCTGCTAACAAAGAATTTAACATAAGTGTAGAAAAGTCTATAGAAGAGTTTATTGAACTTATGGATATTAAAAATAAAGATGCAGCTAAAGCTTATGTGGTAGATCTTTATAGTAGAGCTATTAAAATGTAATATGAAAATAGGTATACATTCAAATCAATTTGATGGTAGAGGAACTGGTAAGACTCCGTACGATTATGGTTTAGCACTTCGAGATATACTCGGGCATGAAGTAGTGTATATTACTACTCACGACGATCCTAATGAGGGATTACCGAGAATACAGAAAGAGTTTCAAGTATTTCAATATAACGGTAATGCTAATAAAGCTCCTGCTATAGATGTTAAACGTCAAATAGAGAAGATAGTATCAGAACAAAAAATAGACTTTGTACAGATGATGAAATCTGGTGCTAATGATAACATTAACCCGGAAAACTGTAAAACAGGTACACATTATATATTTGACGGCTCACAACCTCACGGTAACGTATTTGCTGCAGTATCTAATGCATTAGCTCGTAAGTTTAATCTTACTGCATATGTGCCTCATATTATACAGGGTATAGAACCCACTAAAGATATTAGAGCTGCGTTAAATATACCTAAAGATGCTTTAGTTATTGGAAGGCATGGTGGTAAAGAGTCTTTTGACTTACCATTCGTAAAACAAGCCGTACAAACTATACTTAACACGAGAAAAGATGTATATTTCTTGTTTTTATCTACAAATCAATTTATTAATCATGAAAGAGCGATTTTCTTTCCATGGGTAGGTAATGAAAAAGGTATCTTTAATTTTATCCATGCATGCGATGGTATGTTACATGCAAGACAAATTGGAGAAACGTTCGGATTATCGGTAGGAGAATTCTCTTCTTGCAATAAACCTGTTATAACATGGAGTGGTAAAAATTATCCAGGATATGATACAGCTCACCTAGATCATTTAGGTAGTAAAGCTATAGTTTATCATGATTATGATGGTTTAGTTAATATTATGAAGGGGCTGGATGTACAGCATTTACGTAGTCAAAACTGGGACATGTTTACAGAGAAATTTAGCCCAAAGTCAGTAATTACTCAGTATAAGGATGTATTCTTAACATGAAAATCGGCGTAGGTATAATTACCTGTAATAGAAACGATTACCTCAAGGCTTTAATCGCAACACTTCCCATGGATGTTGTAAATGAACTTGTGGTGGTTAATGATGGTAAAGCCGAAAATCAAATAGATGTACCCGGTACTTGGTTACAGAATGAAGTAAATTTAGGGGTAGGTAAATCTAAAAATAAAGCAATGAAGCATCTTTATGATGCTAATTGTGATTATATTTTTATTATTGAAGATGATATGCTTATTAAAGATAAGACTGTATTTTACAAGTATATTGAAGCATATAAAGAATCAGGTATACAGCATTTTAATTACGGTCCAGGTTCACCATTTAACCGTAAACAAAGCATAGAGTTTGATCTTCATAACAGACATTTACTCGATCAAAAGAGTCCTGTTAACCCTCGTATTATTGTTGAGTATCCTAATAATGTTAAAATTGCATTATATACTCATACAGTAGCAATGTTTTCATTCTTTACTAGAGAAGTACTCGAAAAAGTAGGCTATATTGACGAACAGTTCTACAATGCTTGGGAACACGTAGATCATACATATCGTATTGCATTAGCTGGTTACCATCCTCCGTTTTGGTGGTTTGCTGATATAGCTGATAGTGAAAAGTATCTCGAAGAAGCGCCTGGTGCAATCGATAATTCATCTATTGCGGATAAAAAAGAGCAATGGCACAAGAATGTATATGGTGGCCGAGAGTTGTACAAAAAGAAACATGGTCATTACCCTAATGAGCCTAAAATATATGAACAGAATGAAGTACTACAGGTACTTAAACAAATTAAGAAGAAAAAATGAACGAAATTATTACATACGGACAAAACTATAGCCTTAATAAAGGTATAAAGGTATTTGTACAATCAGCTATTAAGACTGGTAATAAGATAACAGTTATTGGTTGTGACTTAAAGAACGATGTTATTGAGTACTTTGAAAACAATAATGTTAACTATGTAAATGCTCGTGCTATTGCTACGAAATATAATGTAGATCTAAGTTTATCCCCATACACACTTAAGGTTATTTTCTTTTATTTGTATTGCAGTAAAATCTCTACATCAGAAAGTGTATTCTTGTGCGATTTTACTGATGTTTACTTTCAAGATGATATTTTTAAAGACTTTTACAAAACTCAAGGTAAACCTACAGTATTTCATGAAATAGAACTCATATTAAACTGTAAAACTAATACAACTTGGATGAACCTGTGTTACGGTACTGATATTTTTAATCTTACCCGTGGTTACGAAATTATTAATGGTGGTGCTATTTTAGGTCATAGAGAAAGATGCGCTGAACTGTTGAAGGAAATGTGTACAGACATATCAATGATTATCGGACGTATAGGTAATTACCCTAACATTGACCAAGCTGTACTTAATAAGGTTGTACGTTTTGATTATCTTAGATATAATATATTCGGTTACGACAAGGTAGCTAATATGGCTTACGTAAATGTAAAACGTTCTGTATCTATAAAAAACAATAAAATTATTATAGACAATAATATTATACCTGCTGTAGTACACCAATACGA